CAAATCATCCAAGTTTCCTCTTAAAGCATTTTCAAAAAACTGTGCATATAATTCTGCTGTTACAGCCATTATTAATCATCTCCTTATAATATTTAGGCATAAAAATAACCGCACAGGGCGGAATGTTGGTATTATGTTATATATTAATCTTCAGCATTAACATGATGACAGCTGCCCTTCTCATCACCAAATGCGCATGTTTGGCATAGCGCCTTGCTAATATTAATTCCGTCTATGGGGCATTTTCGCATATTTGGCGCTGCCATAAGGCTTTATCCCCCCTTAATCATCATCTACCACAACAATAGTGGCCATGACACAGCGGCAGTGAATATCATCCTCCGCTTGCCCTAATGAACCTGGTACCGGCCCCTCCCCGCCAGTTTCGTCATTCACGAAGTCCTCATCTACAGGTATCGCATTTTCTCTACTGTACTTTTCTCCCATGCCTACATGGTTGCCCTCACCGACCTCTCTAACTCTCTCATCATCAGCGTCTAGCCAATATTTTTTTATCTCAACACCCTGCTTATGGGCATGCTCGACACCATCAAATTTAGCCTGCTCCATTACTCTGTGAGTCTCTGTCCGCACTATCCTTCGGGCCTTGACCACATCATCTTCTAAGTAATCCTTCAGTCGGCTGGACATTTCAGAGTAAGTCTCACCATTGACAAGCCCCTGCCCAATAGTCTCCTGTATCTCGCTTATTATGCGCCCCCTGTGGCGCCTTAGCCTGTCATTAAGGGTAAGCCCTGAGATGGGGTTCTGGAGCGCCCCCTGGACAACCTCACGCTTTACCTTGCCCCTGATAGTCCTGCCGGCAGCGTCTCCCAGTATGCTCTTAGTCTCCTGGAAACTGGCCCGGTATGTATCCCTTAATGTGGAGCGTGTTATCTTGCTGGTCTCCACATGCATCTGCCGGGCTGCTTCTGCTAGCTCTTTATCCAACTCCTTAATCCTGTCATACTTAGCCATCTTGTCATAAGTCAACTCACCGGCTTCAGCGTAGCGGTCATATTTCTTTCTGATAACTTCCCGTAAATTATCTAGGGCTTTAGCATATTCCTCAGACATCTTGCCAACGCTTGCCCCCATCTTCCCATCTATGCTCTTTTTTAGCCGCTTAAATTCATCTGATAGATCCTTCCATTTGGGCATCTATGCCACCGCCTTGCTTTATGCCAGTATCACCCTCTAACACTTAAATGATTCCATAAAAAACCCCCTTGCGGGGGCTTTAATATTATTATTCCGGCTCTTCTGATTCCTCCGGCTCATCATTAAGCTCGCCTGCTAAATCATCTAAATCTATATAGTCCTCATAAGCATCCTCAAGCCGCTGTTTCACCTGCTGGGGGTCATCTACCCAGGGGTGATTCTGCAGTATAGTTAAAGGGTCAAGCATACTCTGAGAGGCCTGAGCTGACTCTATCTTCTCAGCCTCATTGGTTATCATTGACTTATTGAACCTGACAACCACAGAATCAGGTTCATATTCTTTCCGTTCAGTAACCTCATAGTATTTCGCAAGGAACCACAGCAGCGTCCTGATAGCTCTCTTAGCTTTCCTTTCTGCTGTATCACACTTCAAATCAAGCTGCGCATATAAAAATTGCAGTGCCACGCCGGAAGGTGAGTTGCCAAAGCGGTCAGTCTTAATATTGACGCCCTGGCCAAACATGAATATATCCTCGGCTAATGTCTCAATATGCTCCTTCTTGGCTTCAACTGGTATCTCAGCCTGAATGGTGTCAACGCCACCATCACCATCAACTTTTATTGACCTATAATATTTCAAGTTATGCAGAAAATCCGATAAACTTTCCCCACCATAGTTTTTCAGGACATAAATTAAATCTTGGATATCCTCTAAATTATTATCAAGGTCAGATCTACTTTTATCATAAGCGTCTATTAATTCCTTGTAATCATTCAGGTCAGATAACATTTCCTTGTTGTTCTTAAAGGGTATAAACGGCACCTTGCCCCAGCTATCACCGTTGCGGACTTGCTCATTACCCACCTGCCTGACCTTATAAAAATGGCTCTGCGGGTTCTCTTCAACGCTATCATCTGGCAGTAGGTGGCCGGAGGTGTCTTCCATGAAATACCTGACTTCATCCTTGGTCCAGTACTCAGCCCTTATTCTGTCCTCACCATTAACCTGCATGGTATAATAGCGAATAACACCGTCAAGCTCCTCCTGCTTCCTGGTCTCCCAGATAGGGATAATCTCCCTGGCGTCTATAATGGTATAGCGAAAGCCACCTTCTCTGCCGATATAAACATGCAGCCACTCAACGCCCTTGTTGCTGAACCCCTTGACCAACTCGTTCATTTTATCATCAAACTCTTCCCCTAACACCTCATTAACTTTCTCAACAAACTCTTCCTCTTCTTCGGCGTCTTCATGTGCGCTGGCAAAAGTAACGGGCTTCCCCACCATATAACCCATCTTCTGCTTAACCAGCAATTTATGCCAGTTATGGCTTAACTTATTGTTGGTGGCTGTCGGATCTCTAACCTCATTGCCTTTTTTGTAATATGTAATCTCCCTATCACGAATATCGTTTTTATTCTTGTAATACTGCACGCCATTATCCATCATGGTCGTGTCATGCTCGGTTATTAGTTCTTTGGCTATCTCACCCCAGCTTGGCGTGCGATTTTCAGCCACCTTCATATTCGCAATATCCTGCACTGTAATAACAGCGATTGCGCTCACCTCCCGTTACTTCACTTCAAAAATGTTATGCCGTCTTTGCCCTTTAACATCAAATCAGTTAGCGCCCAAACCAGCGCGTCTAACCTGTCTGGGCTGTCATCGCCTGGTTGCCATGATGTCAACTGGTTCTCTAGCTCTACAAGATCACCAACGTGGTATACCTTACCCTGTTCATATAATGAAGCTATAGGCTCTGCCCGAATCTGCTTACCCCGAGTAGCCTTAACCTCTTTGTAGCTTATATTGCGATCATAAGTGCGAATGTTAGACTCCACCATGTCCCCACCTTGATTCGTCTCAGCCACTATTGCATCAGCCTCATATTTGCGGTATAATCCTATGGCTTTTTTAGCCCAGCCGGCCGGCGAATACTTGCCTGAGGCGTCCTCAAGAACATACCCATAACCATTAGGGCCAACACCGGCCACCACAATACCAGTTTCATCGCTGGTTGCCTTTTTGCTAGCTGCCGGATCAATAGCAACTATAATTCGCTTAAGCGCCGGATAGTCATTAGCTAATTTAATAATATTATAGTTCCACAATGCCGCGTCGCTTCTGGTCTGCGGTTTTTGCATGTAAAGGCTCTGCCATTTGCGCCGCCCTAAGGTGCTTTTGGTTATATTAATATCGTCTTCGTTGTACTTGTCCGGCCACAATAACTCACCCGGCTCTCTGTATTTTTCTTGCTTTTCTGCTATAACGGGCAGGCTAAGCACATCCCACTTTTCAGCAAATTTGCTTTTTTTGTCCTGGCTTAATAACCTGCCTGCCAGATCATCTTCATGCCACCTTGTCATAATCAAAATAATTCTGGCATTATCCTCAGCCCTAGTATAAAAAGTCGTCGTGTACCAGTCCCAGACTTTTTGCCTGTACGTAGGAGACATAGCCTCCTCGGCATTTTTGACGGGGTCATCAATAATTCCTAAATCAAAACCTTTGCCAGTAATACCTCCTCCGACTCCTGCTGATTTATAGAATCCGGTGTGATTAACTATCTCAAAGATTTCAGAGTTTCGGAGATAAGTTCCTTTAGCCACCGTCCTAATGTTTTTGCCATAAAGCTGAGTATTAGAAAAAAGCTCCCTGTATTTGTCATTGTCAATTACTTTTTGAACATCACGATTAATGTCCTGGGCTAATGTTGCCGCATAACTACAGGCTATTATTTGAGCATCCGGGTTTTTGCCCAACATATAGGCCGGTAGCCTTCTAGACGCCAGCTCTGTCTTGCCATATCGAGGCGGCATAAACACCATTAACCGTCTTATATCCCCAGACACTACTTTGTCTAGCTTTTTTGCCAATAATCTATGGTGCCAATTATCTTCATAATCCGGAAAGGTGTAACGAGTAAAATTAATTAAATTGCGCCTTGCTTTTTCTTGTTTAATTTCTTGTTTAATCTGGCTTTGTTTGGATAATTTTTTCGCTAATTTTTTCAAGTTGATCCAGCTCCTTGTCTGACAACCCGCTTAAATCAACCTGCTGCTCAACTTCAATTGCCCCGCCTTCCGGACCGGATATTTCTCTGGTTTGTTTATCGCGCCACTGCCTAGGCTTTCTGTTTTTAAGCCAAAATATTATGGCAGTCATATTTCCAGAACGTGCCTGCTCTAAAAGTGAATTCTCAACTTCTCTATCAACAACTTCTTTGCCCTTTTTTAAGGCCTTCATAAACTCCGGATATTTCTTTTTATAATCATAAAGAGTAGTAACGCCAATACCCATTTTGCCTGCTATCTGTTCATCAGTGAGGCCATCTCTTGCCCAACCCTGAATTACACACAATTTCTCATCCCAACCATCGCGCTTATATATAGTCTGTCTGGGCATGACCTCACCTCCTAATCATTTCCTAAATTTTAAATATAAGCTCTATATGCACTACTCCTAAATATATATCCAATATCTTCAGGTCATTGAGCATTTCTACTCCTACTAAGAACGCATAAGGGAATAATAGATTAATACCTATAGCTTTTATTCCTAAGATAATATTACCCCTCTCACACCCCTTACGGCTACGCAATAGTGGTTACTAAAATATTTCTTAACCCTCGCTCCTTGTCCCAGATGAATGATTGCGCCCTGGGCAAATGGTGATATCCTTTTTTGTAGTGCCAGCTATCTCTG